GCAGCTTTGCTGATCTACCCCACCGATAAGCGCTAAAGGGCTGAGGTCTCCCCTCCTCACGACCTCCGACAACACCCGCCACAGCTTCTCGCCGTCGAACTCGCCGTAGCGCGGGTCGTTCATCACCACCCAGATGTCGAGCAGTTGGTAGAGCTGCTGGATCACGCGGTAGTTCGCGAGCGCCGCCATCAGCGCCTCGCCGTCCGGGTACATCTGTGACGGGTCGCCGTCCGGCTCTCGGATCGCGAAGGCGAGCTCCTCCGCACGCTCAAGCTCCTCGACCAGGTCCTTGTCCTGGCCGTCGCGCGCCGGGTCCAGCCCGAGGTTGCTCGCGCGGGCGCGCGCTCGAGTGCGCGCCTTGATGCGCTGGGCGTTGGTCGGGCAGGCGAGCCGCACCGGCTGCTCCTTCAGCCCGCCGCTCTTCTCCCTCACCCGGATCTTCTCGGGCAGCAGCAGGCCGATCTCCGACTCGACCACGTTCAACCCCTCCCAGTTGCGCATCCCCTCCTTCACCGCCAGCTCGAAGTCGAGCCGGGTCTCCAACTTCTTCTCGTCGCTCATGCCCCCATCATGCCGCACCGGCGGCCCGGGCGCCTCAGGATAGTCGGGTGACGACGAACGTCGCAGAGCCGGTCGTCGCGTCCTCGAGCGGGCCGTTCAGCTTCATGGCTGAGTACATGCCCGAGGCGGTGAGCGTGAGCCCGCCCGGCAGCTTGCACCGGATCTCGTGGAACGTTCCGTCACGGACACGCGAGATGTAGTCGCGCTCGAGCCCGTCCTCGTCGATCGCGAAGTTGAAGCTGATCATGCCGGCGGGCTTGCCCTTGACGGCGCCCGCCCCCGGCCGGCGCAGGGTGTGCTGCACCTTGCCGTTGTTGGTGTAGTCCAAGGTCCAGTCGGTCACCTGCATCAGGTCGCCGGCCCCCTCGGCGATGTACGCCTGGGGGAACTTCAACGGTCCTTGAGTAGCTCCCATGTCCTACCTCACCCGACCTTGTGGACCACGCCGCTGAACTTGGCGAGCGGCTTCAGGATCTTGCTCGGGATGAACACGTTGACCTGGCTCTCGTCGCTCGCGTCGATCTCGACGATGACGTTGCCGAGCGCGATCTGCTCCTCCAGGTGCGCGCCGTTCACCACCCCGAGCGGCACCCACGACCGAAGCCGCGCGTGCACGGTCGCCTCGACGTCCCGGATCTCGACGACCCCCGCCGGCAACGAGTCGGCCCCCGGGGGGAGGTTCGGTGAGATCGAGGCGTTCGGGTACTGCTGCGGCAGGAACGTCCGCATGTCCTTCGACACCGCCATGATCCCGAACACGTCGGTCTGGTAGTAGGCGCGGAAGTCGGGGTTGCCTGACCCGTCGAGCGAGTGGGTCGTGATCGGGTTGACGACGAACAGCTCCTCGCCGTTCGCCACGAAGTCGAGCGGCGTCACCCCGCTGTTGAGCAGGTCCTCGCGCTCGGCTGGGGTCAGCTTGTCGCCGACCGGGTCAGCCGACCCGAAAAGGTCGGGGTGCCGGTTGCCGATGCGGTTGTAGTTCGGCCGGATGCCGTACCACTTCACCGCGTCACCGACCTCGCTGCCGCAGAGCTCCGCCGGCAGCGACCGCGCGTTCTGGCCGAACACGTGGCTCATCCACTCGCTGTTGCGAGCGACCGCACCCGCCTTGACGTTGGTGATCGTCCCCGTGTGCGCCGCGTAGCCGTACTGGACCAGCGCGTCGAGGCCGTTGTTGAACGTCTCGATGTGCGCCTTCACCCGGGCGACGTTCGACGAGGCGGACGTGATCTCGTAGTCCGCATTCGACGTGGCGACCGCGATGATGTGGTACTCCTGCGCGTTGACGAGCCCGAGCACGTTGGTCACGTCGAACTCGCTCGAGCCGCCCGCCAGGTTGCCCGCCCCGGTGATGGTGACGTCGATGCCGCGCAGCCGCTTGACGGCGACCTTCACGTCGTTGCCCCAAGTCCCTCCGCCCTTGGCGTCGACGTCGACGTCCCCCGCCCCTGCGCCGGCCGAGGCGACCCATGCGATCGGCCGCACGGAATTGATGGCGGCGATGACTCGCGCGCGGAACGTCGCCAACACCTCGCCGACGAACCAATCGACCGTGACGACGCGCCCGGCGATGTCGAACTCGAAGGTGTGCGTCGTGGTCGGCGTGCTGACGATGGCCAGCGTGAGCCCCGCCGTCGCCCCCGCGGGGGCGACCGGGGCGACCAGGTCGAGCTGGAGCAGGCCGTACTTGCGGAACGCCGGGATCGCCCACAGGTGACCGAGGGCCCCGTCGCCGAGCGCCTGGGCGACGGCGTCGGGCCCGGCGAGCGCGCGGCGCAGCTCGGTGTCGGCGGTGATGTCGCCCGACGAGAGCTTGTGCGCGATGAGCAGGACGCGGATCGGGTCCGTGCCGGTGCCCGAACCCGCGGCGAGTAGGTTGATGAGCAGGTAGAAGCCCGGCGTCTTGACCGAGCTCGACATGGCCTTGGGTGCCGGCATTCCCTACCTCACGCCTTCCTCTGTTGAGCCTCGAACTCCTCGCGGGTCCGCATGCGCAGCGCCCGGTCCGCCAGCGCGCGCCGGTACTCCTTCGAGTACTTGCGGTATTCCGCGCCCGGGATGAACTCGACGTGGTCCGGGATGTAGCGGATGTTCCCCTCGACCGAGGTGTCGATCACCGCCCCGATCATCGGCGCCTTGCCCGGGGTCTCCGTGCCGGCGTACCGCGCCACCGCTCCGCGCCCCGGCACGCACGACACGAACAGGTCGTCCGCGTCGACCGGAGCAACCGGGGCCGGAGCGGGCGGGGCCTTCTTCTTGGCGTCGGGCTCGGGCGGCATCGACGACGAGCGTACCGGCCGGCTCCCTCGCCGGGCAAGTCGGCTCACGGCATGTTGAATTTGAGCCCGACTGGGTCACCCGCCGGGTCGGGAGCGACCAACGGGAGCGGGGTCGGCTGGCCCGGCGGTGTCGCCGGCAACGAAGCCTCCACCTTGCCGCGCTCCCACGGCGCGAACTGCCGCGTGTCGACCCGGCACACCACCGTCGAGAGCCGACACTGCACCGCGTACACCCAGGCGTTCGGCGACTGGGCGACCTTCGACGACGTCATCACCTGGACCCCCGTCCCGAACGCCGTGAGCAGCTCGCCGTCGTCGTTGGCAGTCCGGTCCGTCACGCAGCTGCGCACCGCCTCGACGATGCGCTGGCCCTCCTTGCGACGGTTGTTCACCCCGCGCATCGCAGTGGTGACGACGAAGACGACGAAGTTCTCGTTGTAAGCGCGCGCGCTCCTGTTCTTGCGCGTGCCCCCCTGCGAGATGCCGGCCGTCCGCCCCTCGGCCGGCTCGCTCGACACCCAAGTCACGACCAAGCTCGGCAGGTTGGCGACCGCGGTCTTGATCAGGTCCGCAGAGAGGACCTCCTCGTAGATGGAGCAGCCCTTGACGATGCCGTCGTCCCCGCCCGACCAGTCGGCGTCGACCGTCGCCTCCGGCTCGAGCCCCGACAGCGGCGGGTCGAACCGGAGCTTCCAGCCCGCCTTGATGGAGTTGAACCGCTTGCCGCCCGAGTTGGCGACGAACGTCACCTGCGTCGGCGACGCCCCGATCGACCACTCACCCCCCTGCTGGAAGGGCGCCACCGTGGCGGGGTTGTGCTCGACCTTCACGAGAAGCACCGGCGACTCGGTCGGCACGTCTCCGGTGGAGTCGACCGGGATGGCGTAGGCGTTGGCGGGTAGGTCAACCGCCCCTCCCGTGCGGGCGACGAGCGCGGTCCCCGTCGCCCGCGCGCCCGTCAACGGGTAGAACTGCGCCTGGAGCGCCCGGGCGAGCCGCTCGATCTCACCGCCGTCGACGTCCGCAAGGGTGGTCGTCACGGCGGGATGACCTCCGCGAGGAGGAGCTCGGCGGTGTCCTTCATCACCTTGTCGATGTCCACGTCGAGGAAGTCGCGCAGACGGATCTTCGTCCGAGGCAGCTTGGACGTGTGGTACTTCGCGTAAGGGACGTTGGTGTACGCCTCCGCGACGAGCCCGTCGGAGTACGGGGTGATGGACCCTGCGAGCGCCCCGGTGTCGCGCAGGATCTTGAACGACGACGCCCGGCGCCGCGGGCTCATCTTCTTGAGCGTCGACTTGGCGAGCGCCGGCCACTTACCCTGCTCGTGACCGCGCTCGCGCTCGAAGTTCTCCTCGACCGCCGCGGCCAGGTCGGCCGCGATCACCTCCGTCACGCCCTCGAGGTTGCCGCCGCGCTTCTTGAAGTCAGCAGCCAGCTCCTGGAGCTCCGCGAAGTCGATGTTGACGCTGACCCCGGGCATCTCAGAACCCCCCCGGCCCCTTGGTCCCCGACGGCGCGTTCGGGTCCGCCGCGAAGACGAACGGCTTGCCCCCGGCGAGCGACGACGGGTTGATGGTCGACTGAAGATTCGCGCTCGCGCCGGCCTGGTCCTCGGCGACGGACCGGAGCTCCATCGTCGCGTAGGCCGTGACCGCCTTGCGCGCCTCTCGCGCGCGCATCGTGTAGGCGTTCGACCCGTCCGGGTTCTGCGCAAACTCCGTCGCACGGCGGGCGATGGTGTAGTCGGCTCCGATCCAGGCGGCCTGCCTGCGCAGGTTCGCATCGCTCTCGAGCCGGGTGATCTGCTCCGCGGTCCAACCCTTCCCGACCAGGATCGACCGGACGTCGGCGTCGACGTCCGCGATGATGTCCGCAACGACGCCGTCGTCGGGCACGCCGTCGTTGTCGTCGTCGGTGCATTGGAGGAAGGCGTCCGCCCCGATGCGACGGACGATGCCGCTCGCGTCGATGAAGCTCACTGGACCTCCATGATGAACGCCTGCCGGTCCGACTCGCCGAGCGAGTCTTCGACGTCGACCGGGACGACGAAGGTGCCCCGCTCGTCGGCGGCGGCGGTGATGAGCAGCTGGGCGATGTTCGCGGAGATGACCGCGGGGGTCGAGCTGAGCGGGGTCCCGGCGAAGTCGGGCGTGAACGAGGTGAGCGACGCGCCCGAAGGGAGCCAGGCGCCCGCATCGGTCTCGAACCGGACGGTCTTGCCGGCGCGCATCGCCCAGCGTGCATAGATAGGGTCGCTCATCGGCCGCGAAGAGATCCTACACGGCGGATCCCGAGGAGGCTACCGAAGCGCAGTACCCCGCGCAGAGACCCGGTGCGCTCGGGCGGCACGGGCAAGAAGATCACCTGCACCACGACGGTCGGCGTCAAGATGGTCGCAACCCCGGCGACCGAAGGGGGGCTGAGGATCGACGACCCGAGCGCGATGGTCGGCAGAAGAATTCCCGCCGGGTTTGCGACAACAGGGGCCAACAGCTCGAGGTCGACCCTGTGAACAGGAACCCCGAGCAGCCCGGCGAACACGGCGGGGGAGAGCTCGACGACGGACGAGACCGACGGCGCGAGGATAGACGCAGCGCCGGCGAAGGCGGACGGCAGGAGCTCCACGACGGTCGAGAGGCTCGGGGTCAGGATGCCGGCGTTGCCTGCGACGGAGCTCGGCAGGAGCACGAGCCCGACCGAAGGGGTAAGCACTCCCGCGACACCATCGACGGCGGGCGGAGCGAGATCGACGGCACCCGGCGTCACCGTCGGCGCGAGGATGCCTGCGGCGCCTGCGAACGCGGGTGGAGAGAGAACGAGCGACCCTTCGTCGGCGACGACCGGGGTCAAGATCCCGGCCACCCCTGCGAACGAACTCGGGAAGACGACCAGCGAGACGGTCGGCGCGAGGATGCCGGCGGAGTTCGCCTGCGCCGTCGGTAGGAGGAACAGCACGAGCGTCGGCGACGGGAAGGCGGCGGCCCCGTCCACCACCGGCGGCGCGAGGACGAGACCGCTCGTGACCGTCGGGGTCAAGATCCCGGCCGTCCCGTCGACCGTAGGCGGGGCGAGCTCGACGGCCCCGGGCGTCACGGTCGGCGTCAAGATGTCTGCCGTCCCCGGCACTACCGGCGGCTCGAGCTCGAGCGACACCTCCGGCGTCTGAACGTCCTCCAACCCGTCGACGACGGACGGCTCGAAGTAGAGCGTGAGCGTCGGGGTTCCAAAGTCGGCCACCGCGTCGAACGCCAACGGTGCGAGGTTCACCGCGCCCGGGGCGACGGTCGGCGTGAGGATGCTGGCTGCTCCGGCGACCGCAGGCGGGCTAAGGGTAATGCCTGCTTCTGCGAGCGAAATCGCAACGACGATCTTCTGGTCCGCACCCGCGAAGCCATCCCACCCCGGCGTGTAGTCGTCCGCCGTGGACGCGTAGTCCGCAAGGCAGTACAGGCGCGGGCCCGTCGCACTGCCGGAGAAATCTGCGAGCTCGAGCTCGGTGCCGACCGGGTCGGCCGCGTCGGCGTCGTCCGCGTTGTAGCCCGCGGCGACGATCACGGCCCCCTCGCTCACCCCGTCGAGCGCGGCCGTCAGGCTCGCGCCCGTGCCGTCGGCGACGGCCGTGACCTCCGGGGCCTCTTGCGCGCGGCCGTGCGCATAATTGCAGGCGATCCCGAGTTCCCCGGAATCGGCGGTCGCCGTTACGGTGTACGCGGTGCCTGTCGCGGATCCGGCCGGAAGATCCGCTTCGAGCATGTAGTAAATCGAGACGATGCCGCCACCCGCAGCGTGCGAGGCCGCGAGCGACATGGAGACGCCATTCAGCGTCGGCGGCGCGGAAAGCGCATCGACATGTGCGACGGAGCACCACGCGACCCGGTCATCCTCGTCGCGCATGACAAGGGTGTCGGACGCGGTCTGATCGCCGCTACCCGTGCTCGCGTCGCGCGCCGTCCCGTGTAGTCCGAGATGGGCGAGCACGGCGTGCTCGGCAAAGATGTTGGTGGTGTAGGTCGGACTGTTTTCTGTGGTCGGGTCGCTCGCTGCTGATCCCGTATCGGTCAGCGTGCTCGGCGTGCCGGTCTCGTCGCGCAGCCGTAGCTCGTGGTCTGGGTACAGTCCGCCGAAGCGGAACCCCCGCGCTAGGTCCTCGACCTCGTTCGCGGATAGGGCGCGGTAGTAGACCTGGACGTCCTGTAGACGGCCGTCGAGCGAGGAGTTGTTGAACGGCGCTGGGAAGTCGCCGATCGTGACGGACCCGCCACCAGTAGCAGTGGATTGGCTGCCCCAGCCGCTGATTCCCGTCGTTGCGACGAGGTCCAACAACACTCCGGCAGCGTCGTACACGTAGAGCGTAACGGACGAGCCGACGTAGTTCGCGACACCAACGATCGTGTAGGTCGTGGCGGTCGAGAGAGCGCCGGTGCCGTCCGCCACGCCGTTGCCCGGAGCGCCGCCATCGTTCGGATCGACGACAATGCGCGCGTGCGGGTTGGGCGTGACGAACGTGAACGTGAAGTTCAGCCTGCCGTCACTCGGCCCTATGAAGCTCAGGATCGCGTTCGCGCCCGAATCGACACCGTCGAATTGCACGCGTGCGGCGACCGTGATCCCATTGAGGGACTGGTAGTTCCAGCCAGCATTTGCGCGCGGGCTGGTTGAGCTCGTGCCGCTGGTTAGCTCAAGTGCCACGGTTCCCCGCCGAGTTTCCTCCGACGAACGTCACTGGCCAGCGCTGCCCCCCTGCTGAGCGCCGCGCCGCGCCCAGGTCGTTTGCCGTGCGCGTCACGATGGTTTGCACGTAGGCGTCCCGCAAGTCGGTCGTCGCGCTCACCACCGCGTCACGAATGTCCACGCCGGCTAGGTCGGTGTCCCGCAGGTCCGCGCCAGGGAGAATGGCTCCACTCAGGCTGCCGTCGTTGAAGCTCGCGGCGCGCATGAACGCGGCGGTCAGGTTCGCGCCCGCGAAACTCGCCCCGCGAAGATCCTGCCCGGAGAAGTCAGCCTCGCGAAGGTCCTGGCCGCTCAGGTCCGCACCGCGGAACGTCTCCGCCGACAACATGATCGCGCCGGTGCGCCTGTTCCTGATGTCGATCATCCACTCGTTACTCGCCCCCGACTTCTCGCTTGAGCGCCTCGAGCTCGGCGAGCTTGTCCGCGCGCGACATGCCCTTGAAGCGCTCGGCTCGGGCCTTCTCTGCCGCGCGCTTGCTGCGCTCGTGGCTGATGATCTCGATCTGGCGCACGAGCGGGGCAAACTCCGCCGCGGTCCGGTGGTGCAGCGCCTCGAGCTCGTCGTCGCTGAGCTTGTGGACCCCGAGCTGAACCGCCTCGTCCGCCGCGGCTTCCAAGGCCTCCTCGGCGTCTGCGCGGCGGATCTGCTCCTGCACCTCGGCGAGCCCGACGGGTCGGAGGTGGGGGGCGCGCGCCGCCCGCAATGCCGCGACCCGATCGGTCAACGCCCGGAGCTCCTCCGGCTGCTCTTCGCGCGGGAGGTCGGCGGCGAGCCCGTTCTTGCGCTCGAACCGACGGACCTGCTTCATGACCCGCTCGATCTCGTCGGTCAGCTCGCGCCGCTCCTCGAGCGTCTTCGCCTTGTGGTCGGCCTTCATCTTGTCGCGCTGCGCGCGAAGCTCAGTTGCCGTGGCCATCTCGGATCTCCTTCTCGAGCTGCGCGATGTCCGCGCGCTTCTGTTCGGGGGTCATGTGCTCCGCGCGTTGCCGGGCCGCCACACGGGGGTTCGGGGAGAACTGCTGGAGCACGGGGAGCCCGACCATCGTCCGTCCCCGGAACGCCGGCGCCATGAAGCGCCGCAGGTCGCGGTTCCCCTCCGCCTCCTTCTTCGCCTCGGCCAGGATCGCCGGGTGGTTGGTCAGGCCGAACGGCGCGCCGCTCCTCGTCAGGATGGCCTGCTCGTGGGTGATTCGAGCGTGGTCCTCCTCCTCCTCCACGAGGTTCGCCACCTGGAGGATCGCCTGGCCGATGCGCCGCGCATCCTCGAGCGAGGCGTTGAACCAGAGCGCGCCGTGGAGCAGGACGTCGACGTGGCCGTTCGGGAGCTCGAGCACGTCGATGACGCCCGGCTTGTCGCTCGGCGTCGTCCCCGGCCGGATGAGCTCCCGCCCGAGCCACTTGGCGAAGCGCCAATGGGGCGCGACCGCCTTGCCGCCGCACGCGATCTGCACCTTGCCGGCGAGGGAGCCCTCGCCCTTCTTGACGTTGAGAGATTGCTGCACCGCCGCCTTACGCCG